ATATGACAAACATATGTTCTGAAATAGTGTTACACACTGATGAAAACCATAGTTTTGTGTGTTGTTTATCTAGTTTGAATCTAGCTAAATATAGTGAGTGGAAAAACTCTAACTTAATATACGATAGTATATGGTTTTTAGATGGCGTATTAGAAGAGTTTATTCAAAAAGCTAAATACAGAAAAGGTTTTGAAAATGCCGTAAGATCTGCTGAAAAAGGTAGAGCTTTAGGTTTAGGTGTGGTTGGATGGCATACTTACTTACAACAAAAAGGATTACCTTTCGAAGGATTATTATCACAATATGAAACAAGAAGAATTTTTAGTCAAATTAAAATCGAATCCGAAAGAGCTAGTATGGCTTTGGCTGAGGCGTTTAACGAACCGCTATGGTGCGTTGGCACGGGATTTAGGAACACTCATCTTAGAGCTATTGCTCCTACTGTTAGCAATAGTAAGTTATCTGGGAATATTAGTCCTGGAATTGAGCCTTGGGCAGCTAACGTATTTACAGACCAGTCTGCAAAAGGTACGTTCATACGTAAAAATCCAACTCTTGAAAAAGTATTAGAAGAAAACAATTTAAACAATAAAAAAATATGGGACCAAATCTTAAAGGACGGGGGCTCGGTGCAGGGCGTAAAAGCATTAGAGAAGATTACATTGGGCGATCACGATATACCGCTCAAAGAAGTCTTCAGAACTTTCAAAGAAATCAACCAACTAGAACTAATTAATCAAGCAGGTATTAGACAGCAATATGTAGATCAAGCTGTTAGCTTAAATTTAGCATTTCCTTCAGAAGCAGAACCTAAGTTTATAAACAAGGTTCATTTAGATGCTTGGAAGAAAGGTGTTAAAACTTTATATTACATGAGAACTGAATCAGTACTTAGAGGTGATATAGCTAAACAAGCAATGGATCCAAACTGTTTAAGCTGCGACGGATAAAATATGGAAAAAAAAATAACATTAAAAGAAATACTAGATCCAATACCAATAGACTTGTTTTTTAAAGAATACTGGGGTAAAAAACATTTAGTTATTAGAAGGAATAAATTTAAAGATTTGTTTCATTGGGGTCATTTAACAAAATATATAAACAGATACCCTCATATTCCTCATCTTCAGATACTAGATCACGATGATAAAGATAATAGATGGTGTTTAGATAAAAGAAGAAAGAAAAAACTTGATGGACCAATGTATACAAAACACGGTATACAAGCTTTGTGGAAAAAAGGTAAATCAATAGTTATACCTTTTGCTAGTTATGAAAGTAAACAATTAGTTGATTTACTTTTTGAATTTGAAAAGTATTTTAAAAGAGGTCAAGTTAATGTTTATGCTTCACCTTCAGCGGGTTCTAAAAGTTTTCCGGCTCACGGAGATCAAACAGATAATTTTTTGTTTCACCAATATGGTAAGGTTAAATGGACTATGTATAAAGAATCTATACCAGACAAACCAAAAACAATAATAGATGAGTTTGTGTTAGATGCTGGTGACTTGCTATATATACCTTCGTACCAATACCACAAGGTAGATACTGTAGGACCAAGAATACTATGTAGTATACATTTTTCTAATAAAGATAAACAAACTTTAGAGAACTTTAAGATAACAGATGATAAAGATAACAAGAGGGATAAATGGATAGACATGAGTGATGTGTTAGAAAAGCCTAAAAAACAAGTAATAATAAATAGAAGGTTTCCAATGTCTTCACAGAAATGGAAAACACCTTACTTTAAACATAATCAAAAGAAATGAAAGCAGGAAAAGTATGGGGTGCAACTGAAATGATACATAAAAATGGTGTGTTAGAGTTTCACCGAATAGAATTTAATAAAGGCTACAAGTGTTCAGAACACGAACATAAGTTTAAATGGAACGGATTTTTTGTAGAATCAGGAGAAATGATAATAAGAGTTTGGCAAGACGACCAAGGTCTTGTGGATGAAACTATATTAAAAGCAGGAGATTTTACAATGGTAAAACCAGGTAAGTATCATCAGTTTGAAGGTAAAGAATCTGGGGTTGCATTTGAATTATATTGGGCAGAGTTTAATCACGATGATATAACAAGAAAAACATCAGGTAAAAAAGTAAATCATGAATAAAAAACCAAAAAGTATTAGAATATTTATAGGGCACGACTCAAAGTACCCTGAAGCAAGTAAAGTTTGTAGACAATCTATATTAAAGTTTTGGCCAGAGGCTAATATAACTTATTTAGATAAATCATTATTAAAGAAAAACGGTATGTATGGTAGAGAAGATGTTGAAGGAGAATCTACTGAGTTTTCTTTTACTAGGTTTTACGTACCACTTATTATGAACTACAGTGGTTATGCTTTGTTTTGTGATAATGATTTTTTATGGAGAGTAGATCCTAGAGAAATATCAAGATATATAGCTGACAAACCAATATCAGTAGTTAAGCACGAAGACTATGTAGCTAAATCTAGTAAAATGAACGGTATGGTTAATAAAACATATCCAAAGAAAAACTGGTCTAGCTTAATGTTATTTAATTGTGATATGCTAAAAAACAAATTATCTAAAGATTATTTAGATAAAGCTACACCGTCTCAACTGCATGAGTTTAAATTTCTAAATGAAAACGCTGTAGGTGAAATACCTAAAAGGTATAATATGTTAGTTGGTATAGATGAAATAACAAAAGAAAACGCTAGAGCAATACATTATACAGAAGGTGGACCTTGGTTTGATGAATATAAAGATGCTGAATTATCTGAAGAATGGTGGGAAGTATACAAGACTTTGTAAGAAATAAATCAATAATATTCGTGGGTAATTCTGTAGAGATAATGAAGCATAAACATGCTGAGTTTATAGAATCCCACGACATTGTTGTTAGGTTTGGTAGAGCTATATCAGCTACTAAGAAACAAGAAGAGTCTTTAGGATCTCGATGTGACTTATGGATAACAGGTCAATTTAGAGCTCCTGAGTGGTATAAAAATAGAATACACTTTGAAAAAGGTAAGTTTAAAAATACTAGGATACTAGTTAATAGATGTAGAGGAAATTTTCAATTAAAGAATTGGAAATTAGAAGATCATTTACCTAAAGGAATGAAATATGAGTTTATGTACTCAGATGAAGAGATTATAAATATAATGAAGTCTTTTGATAAAGACATACTAGGTTGTAAAGACTTAAGACCTAGTGCTGGTTTTATAAGTATACTTTGGTTTGTTAACAAAGTTAAGACGTATAAAAGTTTAAACTTAATAGGTTTTGATTTCTTTGCTAAAACAGTTACCCACAGAAGAACTGATAAAAAAGGTTTTGAAAGTGCTTGTGATCCTCATAGTTGGCATTTACCAGTTTATATCATGGCTAAGTCTGCTCATGATAAGGATTTAGAGCAACAATATGTTTCTTACCTAGAAAGAAATGGTAAGTTAAAATGGCACGTGCTTAGTGACTTAAAGAATAAAACACTACAGTATGATGGTTGGATGAAAGGCGAGAAACTTATTAAGACAGCTCCTAAAAAATCAAAAATTTCTAAAATTTAATTTCCGCCTCTTTTCTTTAAAACATCACCACTTGGTCTTACTATAATATCAGGCGTTGGTTTAGGATCGGGCTTGCTATTATTATTATTGTTGTTGTTATTGTTATTATTGCTAGAACCTGATCCACTACTTGGAGCATATATAGGTCTGTAGTTATTATAACTAGGTTGATAGTAACCATTATACCAATTTCCATAATATCTATTAGGATATGATATAACATTATAATAAACGTTAGGTTTAATCATACTTATAGGTAATCTTAATGTATCACCTTGTTCAGTAACAGCTAATACATGCGTTACCTGTATTTTAGGTTGGTTGTTGTAAGTACCACAACCTACTAATAACGATAGTGCAAATATAATTATAACCGCTATAGTTACGGCTTTTAATTGTAATAAAAATTCTTTTTTGCTTACGTTCTTTTTCATATTATTTTATTAGATTATTTCTTTTTACAACTACCGTCACTAAATTCTTTAGTTCCAGGAGTTCTCTCATATCCTTTCCAGCATTTCAATGCTGATGGACTAGGCTTCATTTTAAATGGTGATACCATTTTAGCAGCTGAATCTTTTAAAGCTTTATCAGTTGGATAATCTTTGTCTCCAGGTTTAGCTGGTGATTCACCTCTTTTTCTTTTAGCGTGCATATTTGCCCACAGTCCTTCTTTTCCCATAATTATTTATTTAACAGTTCCATCTACGTCTAGCCGCTTTACCTCTT